GAGGATTTTTTCGTCTGTGCCGCCTTAGCCGAGAGCGTGGCAAGAATGGCGGCGATACCAAAGTAATAGGCAATGAGACGATGATGGGGCAAATTGCCACATTCATGGAAACTTTAAAGCTAACTTATAATGAGATAGTGTATCGTATTCCATATAGAAATCTATTATTAATGCAAAAGGATATTCTACACCAAGTCACAGGTGATCTGATTATCGAGCGAGACGGACGTTATTTATTGAACCGGACAAAGAAAGAGGGGTAATTTATGGCAAAACTTAGTTTTGATGTTTCTGCCAAATGGCAAGAAGTGCAAAAACTCAGAGAAGAGGTAGAAGCTCTGAAAACGGCTCTTAAAGACTTTAATGTTGCTGGTGACATGAAGGGTTTCGAAGAGTTAAATAAGAAATATCAGGAATCGACACAAAAACTGAAAGAATATGAGCAGCAGGTTCAAAATTATCAACGTATTATAGATCAGCTTAATGTATCTAATGGAGTAATGGAAGGCGCACGACAGATGGCATCGGAGCTTAATAATGCTACGGATGTATTTGTTGAACAACAGCTGAAAGTCAAAGCCTTAAATGAAGATGTCAAGAAACTAAATAAGTCTTATTTGACATTGTCTGATATAGACAAGAGGGGGCAAAAGGGATCAAATATCTTGACTGAATTAAAGGAAATAACTCACCAATATACAATAGAAAATGAGGCTCTAAAAAAACTCAGAAAAGAATATTCCGACAATATAAAAATAGAAGGGGTGGCAGCGGATTCTCTTGTTTCCCTGAGAAAACAGTTGTCATTACTTAATGCAGAATATGATCGTCTGTCCGCTTCGGATAGAAAGGCTGCGATCGGAACCGATTTGCAAAAGCAGATACAGTCGTTGAATACCGAGATTAGTGCGGCAGAACAGGCTACCGGCCGATATCAAAGAAATGTAGGAAACTACGCTTCTGCCTGGAATGGTTTGGGAATGTCGGTACAACAAGTAGCGAGAGAATTGCCATCTTTAGCTATAGGATGGAATACTTTCTTTTTGGCCATATCAAACAACCTCCCTATGCTTGCAGGCGAGTTAAAGAAAGCGTCGGCAGAATACAAGGCTTTTAAAGCGGCTGTTGCGGCCGGAAACAATGATGTAGCTAAAGTGACTCCTGTATGGAAACAGTTAATTTCGTCTATTTTCAGTTGGCAAACAGCACTTGTTGTTGCAATAACAATGCTGTCTGTCTATGGGAAGGATATTATCGAATGGACGAAGAATTTGTTTGGACTAAATAATGCAATAGATTCAGTTACAAAAACACAAAAAATATTAAACAGCTTACATTCTGATTCTGCAAAAAGTTCTGCGGAGGAGGTCGCTCAAGCCAAAATATTATATAAAATAACCCAAGATGCAACTCGAACAATTAATGAAAGAACAGCTGCTGCTAAAAAATTGCAAGAGTTATACCCGGATTATTTCGGAAATTTAAGAACTGAAATAATATTAATTGGCAATGCTAAAAACGCTTATGATGATCTATATAAAAGTTTGGAAGATGTCGCTTCTGCTAAAATTATATCAAATCAAATTTCTGAAAATGAGAATAAAATGGTGGATGCCATTAATAGGAGAAATGAAGCTCAAGCAAAACTTGTTGAATTGAACAAGGAATTAGAAAAACAGCAGAAAAGCAATGATATGTGGAATAGCAATGCCCCTGCAATTGCTGCCTTAACAGATCAAATAGGTTTATATACTAAAAAGCTCAATAATGCGAATGAGCAAATTAAAGCATTGAATGAATCAAATGATAAATTAATAGGGGCGTATAAGATAACATCTACACCTGAGACAGATATATTATTTAAAGACTTCTCAGCTATTGACACATATAAAGAAACTCTATCTAATCTGGATAAACAATTATCAATGTTCATCATAGATCAAGAAGAGTACAATAGAAGAGTAAATGAAGCAAAAGGAGAATTGATTGCTGCTGCTGATGCCGCAAACATAGGAGGATCTGCACTGGAGAAAATGAGAGATGAATATGTTGCGTTTAATAAGGCCTCTATCGGTAAAGAACAAACTGAAAAGCAGAAAAAAGAAGCAGAGAAACAAAAACAGGTTCAGGAAAGAATAAATAACGAACTGTTAGAACTTCAACATCGTAACGAGCAATCCCGGATTGATCTGATGGAGGAAGGTTCCGATAAGCGCATTGCCCAAATAGAATATGATTACGATCGTGAAATAGAGGCTATCCGTAAAAAGGAGAAAGAATGGAGAGAAGCACAAGGAGGAAAACTGACGCAAGAGCAGACTGTTGAAATAAAAACGGCCGTTACGCAGGCAAAAACTACCCGTATGCGTTCTACTCAAGAAGTGGAATATGAGCAGGTTGAAGCCCAGCGTAAGGCTATGAATGATTATTTGAAAGAATATGGTTCTTATCAGGAGAAGAAAATGGCTCTTGCAGTCGAATATGGTCAAAAGATCGCTAATGCTGAAACGGAAGGCGAAAAATTGATGCTTGGTAAGCAATGGGATAAAGAATTGCTTGATCTTGAAATTAAGACCAAAAATTCTTCAAATGCTATTATTGCTCTTTTTGGAGATATGCGCGATAAATCTTTGAAGGAGCTGCAAGAACTTGCTTCAAAAGGTCAGGAAGCACTTGATTTTATCAAAAATGGTAAATGGGACGCAACTGTTGGCTCAAAACTAGGTATAACAGAAGATGAATTTAGACGCTGGCAAGAAGCACCGGAAGCTATACGGCAGGCCAGTGAATCGCTAAGGGGAGTAAAAGATCAAGCAGAGACTTTACAGCCTGCATTTGATAAAGTAACACAAGGCTTAAAACGTTTTTTCGCCGCAGGGAATGATCCTAAGAAATTAACGGAATCATTGCAGCTTATAAATAAAGGTGTAAATGAGGTTACTTCTTCGGTCCAATTTTTGTCTAATACATTTGGCAAGCTGGGCGACTCGTTTGGTGGGGTATTTAGTGGTATAGCTGAAGGTTTGAATATCGCAATGGATGCTGTTAATTCGACAATGCAAGGAGCGCAAGCCGGAGCAATGTTTGGCCCCATTGGAGCCGCAGCCGGAGCAGCTATTGGCGTCGTTTCTTCTTTGGCTTCCGCTATTGCTAAAATTCATGATAAAAAGAATGAAAAGCGCATCCAGAAATTACAGGATCAGATTGATGTACTTGATGCGTCATATGAAAAGCTGGGAAGGTCTATAGAAAAAGCCTATTCGACTGATGCTTCTCAACTGATAGATCAGCAAAATAAACTTCTTGAGCAACAAAAACTTCTTATTCAGCAACAAATCAAGGAAGAGCAAGACAAGAAAAAAACAGATGACAATCGTATAAAAGAGTGGCAGAAACAATTAGACGATATTAATGCTCAACTTGAAGAGAATAAGGAGAAAGCGATAGAGGCCATCACTGGGACAGATGTTATGTCCGCTATTGATGAGTTTGCTAAGGCCTATGCCGACGCATGGGCTACAGGAGAAAATGCCGCAGAATCATCCGCTAAAGCTGTTCAAACACTCATTAAAACCGCTATCATAGAGTTTTTAAAAAAGAAGCTGTCTCCTTCGGTTCAAGATTTCATGAAGCAGTTGGCCGACTATATGTCCGATGGTATTATATCACCATGGGAAGAAGCCGAATTGAATAAGTTGAAGGAAAAGATGGACAAGGAGGCACAAGAAATATTTGAAAATTCTGGCAAATGGCTAAAGGATGAAAGCAAATATGAGCAACAGGCAACAAGCGGAGGATTTGAAGTAATGTCTCAAGATTCAGCGAATGAATTGAATGGGCGATTTACGGCTTTGCAAATGATTGGGGAAGAAATTCTTTTGTATTTGCAGAGTTCTAATCAGATTGCAAATCTGCTGTATATAAGTGCAAGTATTGATTCGATAAATATAAGAATTGCGTCATTGTATGATATTGCAGATGAAACTCGCGTGATGATGGCTAATATATATATAGAATTGCAGCAAATTAGTGATAATACCGGAGATACGGTAAAGCAATTAAAAGAAGTAGTTTCCAAGTTGACAAAGATAGAAAACAATACAAATAATTTATAGTATGAAAGTTCATGATATAATGCAGAAAGCAATCTCTTTAGGTGCTTGTTGTGAGTCAGGAAAAGCTACAGACTGGAAAAGTTTGTGTTGGCTTTTCTTTTCCCCACAAGGTCGGGAGTTTTGCGAACATAACAACTATCCACCCCTAGAATCATTTAGGGGGATGGCCAAGAATGTGAAACCGTTTGGGGTTTATGTGGATTGTGGATATATTGAACTCTGCAATAAACCAAATGTTGCAGTAGTAGGAAATACCATTGCGAGCTTGTCTTATGATGATAATACAAAGGTTCATAAGGTAATGCTCATGCACGGGGGAAAGGCTAAAATAGAAGCAACTAACTATTCCGTGATATTAGTTGTAAATATCGGAGGATGTGAGGTCGATATTATAAATGACGGAACTGCAAAAATATTATAGATTATGTTGGGAGACTTATTTATAAACAGTAATGATGCTTGGGGAACATATAGGGTTGCTATGGGGGAAAGCTTTATTCAGAACCTTCTTACTCCTGCCGGCAATAAGGATTTTATAGAAAGCGAAAGCCGCCTTGAAAACGGGAAGATGGTAATATATAACAATCCTAAAATTTCAAGTCGTGATGTGACATTGACGTTTAATATTCACGGCGATACTCCCGAAGAATATTTGTCCAATTATGCAAAGTTTGTTTCGGAACTTCAAAGAGGGAAAGTTATAGTTCGGGTTCCGGCTATTGGTATATCCTTTACCCTTGTGTATAAAAAATCTACAAGTTTTGCCCTTGATCGGTCACGTATGAACAGCCGGTTGTCCGTTAAGTTTGAAGAGCCTAATCCTGATGATAGAGATTAATTCACGACAATAAAATGATTGTCGTATTTAGGAAGTTCAGAAAATTGGACTTCCTTTTTTTATCCCTGAACTTTGAACATATGATTGATATAAGGGACATATCAGACAGAATCAAGTTGTCAGTATCAATAGGATCGAGTTCATTGCATCGATTTGAGCTGATGAAAGAGGATTATATTAGTATTGTATTCTCTTTAGAAACTCCGGTACAATTGGAGATAGGCGACAATGTGGATTATGAAGGCTCGCTTTATTATATAACAGATAAGGTATACCCAACATTTAATACTTCTAATGGTGGATATGATTATACACTTAGGCTAGAATCACATTATTATCGATGGAAGAATCATATACTTTTTTATGATCGACAAGGAAATAAAGAAGCATCTTGGAGCCTTACCCGTTCCCCGGAAGCGCATTTGAGCATTGTCGTTTCCAATCTCCGTGCAATAGGATTTACTTTTAAAGGCAAGGAATATCAAGCTATAGTGGATAGCACTGTTGATCCTGTAGCTAAATTGGTGCAGTATAACAACACAAACATCATAGATGCTCTAACAAAAATAGCGGAGGCATGGGAATGTGAATGGTGGGTTGATGGGGATAAAATATATCTTGGACATTTGGAACATGGGGAACCTGTAAACTTGGAAATAGGGAAGGAAATATCTTCAATGTCAAGGAGCCAGAGTCAGGATATTTTTGCAACAAGACTATATGCTTTTGGATCGTCTCGAAATCTCCCTTCTGACTATCGGAAGGGAGAAACGGGGGCAGTCGTCGAGGGTGTCGTCCAAAAAAGACTGATGCTTCCTGCTGGGACTCCGTATGTGGATGTTATCGAAGGCTTGGAGGAAGAGCAGGTTGTTGAAGCGGTCATTATCTTTGAGGACATCTATCCTCGTGTGACCGGAACGATAACTGAAGTAATTCCTAAGGAAATCACGGATGAGGATGATTCTGGCGATCCTATCACATTCACTGTATATCGGTTCAAGGATGCGAATTTGACATTTAAAAAAGAATATATTCTTCCCGGACAGGACTTGCACGTCATATTTCAGACCGGTCCCCTTTCGGGAATGGATTTTGCCTTGGAATTCAACCCGGAAAGATTGCCGGAAGATAACCCGGAAGCGCAAGTGTTTGAAATAGTACGCAATGATACTTATGGACAGACTTTGCCAGAAAGCCCACTTATTCCAGGTATAGGGAATAAATATATCTTGTACAATTTTGATACCCGTTATGTAAATGACGCTCTAATTCCACAGGCTGAACAGGAACTTTTGGAAAGAACGATTGCATATAAGGACAAGGTCGTTTCTGATCCTTCGACATATACATGCAGTCTTAATTCTTATCGGGTTTCCGGTTATGATGAAAACAATGGGTTGTTAAATCCAGAAAAAGAAATCAATCTGTTGCCGGGGCAGAAAGTAAACCTTATAAATAAGGCGTATTTTGAGAACGGTCGTATCTCTCGTGTAATCGGCTTTGAGAAGAAGTTGGATATCCCCTACGATTCCCCTGTATACACAATCGGGGAAAGTGCAGCCTATTCCCGATTAGGGGAACTGGAACAAAAGTTAGATAATATTCAGTTTAAAGGGAATACTTATGTGAATCAAGGTGGCGGCTTTGGTGTTTATATCGTGAAAAAGGATGATGCTACTGCTGCTTCAGATGAAAATGTTTTTTCCGCACTGCGTACACTATATGAGATAAATAAGGCTTATGTAGACATAAGTGATATGTATCTTCGCAAAGATATCGACGATACCGCCCACGGGAATATACTTTTTGACAAGAAGATCGGCTCTTCCATTTTCATAGATGGCTGGGAAGGTAAAGGCTGGGAGATCCAGAGTACGGGCGCCGCCATATTGGATTCGCTTCGTGTGAGGAGTGATATCTATGTAGGGGGTAATACCGGATCGCCAACTTTTGCATCCGGTTTTACCGGTTGGGGATGGCAGATAGACACACCGACGGCCACCGGGGAGATGGACAACCTCTTTATTCGAAAGACATTCACTGCTTACGAGATTGTTTATTCCCAGATTTACGGTTTAGGAGGTAGCCAGATTGTTTCTGACATCAACAAAATAGCCAGAGTAGAAGTAATGTCTGACCGTTATCGCTGCTATATGGACGATATGGATGGTCTTATGCTTATGAACCTGCGTAAGGGTGACGGTGTCAGAATACAGACACGGACGGGAACGACCAGTATCAAGTATCTTTTCGGACGTTGTATCGGTGTGGACAGTGACTATTTTGATATAGCTATTCCTCTGATAGAAGGGACAGGGCAACCGGAAGCCGGAGATTTTGCCCTTCGTTGGGGTAACAATGAAGATACGGACCGGCAGGGATTGATATATCTGACAACGGCCGATAGCGGTGCGCCATTTATCGATGTGTACGATGGTATTACTGATGCCAGCACGGAAGGCAAGTTGAAAGCCCGTATTGGACACCTGACAGGAATCAGAACACAGAGAGGCGATCAGTTGTCTGGTTATGGGGCTTATTTGAACGGGATATACGTTGAAAACTCGACATTCATTCTTCAAAACGGAGATACCATTGAGCAGACCTTTATTGCCATGAACGGCAAGTTTGAAAGCCTTATTGATAGCATCCGTAACGACATATCCGCAGAAGGTGGTAACATCCTTGTAAACTCTTCTTTCAGCCAGAATACAAACTATTGGACAGCCGCAAATAACGTTCATTTTATCAATGTAGGTGGAGAATATCTTTGGCTGGACGGTAGCTTCTATGTAGAAAAGGATCAAGTTGCCGATATTTATAATGACAACGGTCAAAACGTTCTGCGAATAAGGAACACGTATATTCTTCAGCAGAATGCTATAATGAATATCCCGGATCACACGGAAGAAGAAGAAAAGACGTATTCTTTCTCTTTGTTCTATAAGGTGCTCCGTCCCGGTTCTTGCGGTTTCGGTATTCCGGGAACCGAGTTGTATCACGAAGAGCAGCTACCGGAAAGCGACAGCTATCAAAAGCTGTCTAAGGTCGGGAAATGGAACGGGGAAGGTGATTTTGAACTGAGGTTCACCGGTGAGATACTTATTTATGGTGTAGGGCTGTTTTCTGATGAGATTGCGGATGCTATTGTCAAGTTGCAGACACAGATCGACCAAACAGACGAATACATCAAACTGTTGGCGACAAAAGATTATGTAGATAGTGAGACGAGAGAAATCTATGTCCACTTTGACAGTCAGTTGCAGATTACCGCAGAACAGATGTCCGGTATATCTACGAAGGTGGATAATATCAACAATACGATAGAAAGTGCCGGATGGATCACGCAGGCGGATGGTGTCACTTTGTTTGCAAAGAAGGAAATGGAAAGTGGAAAGGCTATCGTCAATGCGATCAATGTCGGGACAGATGGTATCTTGATTCAGGCAAACAGAATCAATCTTGTTGGGGCTGTTACATTTTCCATGTTTGACTATTCTTTGCAGTCAACAATCAATGGAAAGGCAAATTCATCTTCTTTGGGAAATTTGGCTTATGAGGATTATGTCACCGATTCCGACTTGTCAAATTCTTTAGCTCAAACCATAGCAAACAAGGTTAGTTCAAGTGCTTTAAAGAATTTCGCTCTTAATGATGGACCAGATATTACCAAAGGTGATTTAGCCAATGCTTTGCAAACAGAGATTAACAATAAACTGACGGGATCTGCAACGACAAGCGGAAATAAACTTGCCAATGTTATTATTAATGGTCAGACCTTAATAGCTGGTGGATATATTCAAAGTGATTTGCTTTATGTTGATGAAATTTATGCAAACAAGGGGACGATAGGTGCATTTTCTATCGGGGATTATCGATTGACAAATACAGATGGACATGCTGGAATAGATATAAATTATAGCGTCAACCAATATGCGAGATTGAATGAAAGCGCCGGAGCCACAATGGTGAGTGCAAGAAATGATAAAGGGCAAGCAGCATCGTTTCAGGCTTACGGTTCTGGCAGTACTGCTCTATATGTGATAGGTAATACAGGTAGTATGGCAATAAAAGGATCAGGACCTATTTCTATTTATCAGCGTGATGGTGAAACATGGAATATGCCTGGCCTGCTCGCTATTTATTATTTTACTGGACTTGATGGTGTCCCCTATATGTCATATAGATGGGGGAACGGAGCTTCTATAACATCTATAAGAAAAACAGAAACAGGTACTTATGTGTTTACAACAGCTACTGGGGGTTCTGCTGTATATCCCGTTGTTGTAAATGTAGCTTCAGATCAACCTGTGCATTTTTATATCAAGGATATGTCTGCTTCGGGTTTTACTGTAAAATCATATTCTTTAGCCGACAATGAATTTTCTGCAAGAAATGCAAAAGAAGCATATATATTATTATTCGGAAGAAATAGAAATCTATAATATTTGAATAAATTAAAACAAATTGTAATGAAAGTAAATTTTAACGTATCTTTTAAGAACTATCAAGGTAAAGAAGTTGAAAATCCGAAGACTGGAGAAATCCAATCTTTGAAAGACCTTATTTGTGCACAACTTTTTTCTTCCGGTGAAAACCTATCTGCCGAAGAAAAGTATGAGGCATACAAGTTAATGGTGCGTATAAGCCCGTCAAATGAAGCAATTGAGATTGAAGACAAAGATTCAGTCTTGATAAAAAGAGTCTGTGAAAAAGCCTTGACGGTTGGAGCTTATGGACAAGTCGTTGAACTTTTAAAAGGCGAATAGTATGGAATTGACCAATGACACGAGAAACCGATCCGGTTACGCAGAGGTTTCAGGTGTAAAATTGAATTACATCATAGTTCAGGAAACCGGGAAACCGGTAGAGTCGGTTAGAGCCGATATCCTTAAAAACGACTTAAGGATTGGAACCGTAAAGATTGAAAAAGACGGTCGTATGTACATCTCTTTGGATAAAGCAGGTATTACCGAACCTTTGGATCAGATTGCTATCATTTCACAGGCAATAAACGATTCCGCGCAAGTATTTAATGAATCAGTAACAGATTAACACCTATGGCAGCAGGAGATATCATATTATCAGACGGGACAACGATCACGCCGGAAGACTTGCAGAAGATTGCGGCAGCGGTGGAGGATTTGATTGCGTCTACGGCGAAAGATCCGGGGCAGTACGAAGAGGTAAGTTCACTTACCGGTGTGTCCTCTCTTCCCGCCTTTCAAGTATTGGGTAGTACATACAAGCTTGTACGGGTGGCTCTGTCTGTCTTGAAGGGCGTAGACGGACGTGAAGTCTCTTTACAGGTAAATCGAGATAAAACCTATATCCAATGGCGTTATACAGACGGTAATTGGCAGAATCTTGTTGCTTTGTCCGATCTGAAAGGTACTGCCGGTGATACTCCTGTTTTCCGTACCGGTAGCACAGGCATTGAATGGAAGTACACCAGTGAAGAAGATACAGCTTATCGTGTACTTGTCCCTTACGATGATTTGAAGTTGAAGTTTTCCGATCTGACATCGGAACAGAAAGACGAGCTGAAATTGCATTTTTCTGATTTGACGGAAGAAGATAAGGCAGAATTGAAGGGTGAAAAGGGTGATATTGGTCCGCAAGGTCTTAGAGGAGAACAAGGGATTCAAGGAGAAACAGGCCCACAGGGACCTATTGGCGAAACTGGTCCACAAGGCCCTATTGGGCCTAAAGGCGAGCAGGGAGTAAAAGGCGATAAAGGAGATACGGGAAGTGGTTTTAAGGTACTTGGATATTTTAGCACGCAGGAAGAATTAGAGTCTGCAATAGTTTCCCCACAAGCTGGTGATGCTTATGGAGTTGGTACAGGTGCTCCGTACGACATTTATATTTATGATGCAATCAATTCCGTGTGGAAAAACAATGGTCCGCTTCAAGGTGCTCAGGGTCCAAAAGGTGACAAAGGTGATACCGGTCCTCAAGGACCTCAAGGTGATATAGGTCCTCAAGGTTTGCAGGGTATTCAAGGCGATCCTGGCCCTCAAGGTCCTACGGGAGAACAGGGCCCGAAAGGCGATAAAGGAGATCGAGGTCCAGAAGGTCCGCAAGGCCCAGCAGGAGAAGATGCGGCTATTACGGTAGATGCTCCAAAAGACGGAAAAACCTACGGGCGTAACAATGGGGCGTGGTCGGAGATAGTGGCGAGCAACCAGTATCTTGACTTGACAACTTTATTCCCAAATGAAAGCGGTGCATTATCTGAGGAAAATTATCAAAAGGTAGTTGATGCTTATGAAAATAGAGTGTCTTTAGCACGTGTTAACACTGTGTATTTCCCTTTTAGTATGACAAAGGATGAAGAGTCATATGGGTTGACTATCAATATGTCTGGACTTAATAGCTTTGAGTTAAATGCAAATTTAGTAGTAAATGTAAAGAGGATTTCCGTTTATACAGACGATAAAACATATGTCTGTGCCTGGAATTCCATGAATCTTGTTAATAACGGTGATGGTACAAAATACCTCTCCGACAACGGTCAATACCGCACTCCCCCTACCGCCACCTCCGCCACAGCGGGGTATATGTCGGCGGAGGACAAGAAGAGGGTGGATGATATAGTAAACTTCGGCACAGGGAGTAATGCTGTCACAACTCTTGCGAATATACCAACAAACAAGAGGTTGGTTAAGGCTACCCTATCCTCCGCTTCAAACCTATCGATAAATGAGTCTGCAAGGGCATTGAATGTAGGCGAAGAGATATATCTTGATTGTAATCCTACCGCTTCTTTTACGCAGCCTATCCCTACTACTGGCAGTTTTAGATCAATGTCCGGTAGTTCTATTACCACTACTTCCGGCGTGCCTTTCGAGATGTCCATTTTGAAGATCGCTACGAGTGGTGTCATGTATTCAATAACCGTTAAAGAGAAAGATTGATATGTTGAGAAGAAGGACGATAGGACGGAAAAAGGTTTTAATTGAAGTTGTAGAAAAATTAACATCTTCCGGGACATTTATAGTACCTTCCGGATGCACATCTATCGATGCTTTTGTAGTTGGAGCAGGCGGAGGTGGAGGTAGTGGCGGTAGTTATTATCCAGGGGCAGGTGGCGGAGCCGGATATACAAAAGTATATTATGGGATATCGGTCACTCCTGGACAAAAATTAACAGTAAAAATAGGACAGGGTAAATCGAATAATAGTTTAGATTCAAATGGTGTGGATGGTGAATATTCATATTTTATAAATACCTCATATAGTGCCCAAGGTGGTAAAGGTGGGTTATATGGTACAGGGAATCCAGAGACTCAAAAAGCTCATGGAGGAAATGGCGGCTCAGGTGGTGGAGCACCTTATCAACAGGGTGGAACTAATGGAGGAAATGGTGGTACTTATTATTCTTACTTAGGCGGATATGGACAAGGGAGTACGACTAAATGTCCATTCAACGATAAGTTATATGCATCTGGCGGAGAAGGAGGAAATGATAGCGATATAGGTAAAGACGGAATTAATAATACAGGAAACGGAGGAGACGGAGGTCGTGGTGGCAGGAATAGTTTTTCACGCCAAAAATCAACTTACGGAGGGTCTGGAATTATAGTTTTACATTATTTCAAATATAAATAATATGGATAATTATCTATACATACAAAAGGATGCAGTACGTATCTACGTCCCAATGCCGGAAGAACTCGATACTGTTAACTACGAGGTCGGCACAACATGGGAAGATTATGTTGCAGGAAAGTACGTTTTGCTGACAGAGGAACAGATTGCCTTTAAAGAGGCAAACGAAGGTGCATCCGTAGAAGAAGTGTTCAATATGCAATTGACACCCATTCCCGAACCGACACCGGAAGAAAAACTTCAAACTGCAAAAGACTTGAAGCGTCAGGAAGTCTACAACACCGACTACCGGCACTACTACATAGAGGACAACGATGTATATACATACGACCGTTTGTCTCTAAAAGACCAGTGTGCCCGAAAAGATACGGTTGAAGTAAACGGGAATTCGTATAAATCATCTCTGTTATTGGAAGCTCTCAATGAGATGGCAGACTATAATGATATCTGTATAGGTCTATCAGAAAAGTTACTCTCTGATATTGAAGCAGCCGAGACAGTGGAAGATGTAGAAGTGATTGAGGTGACAGGCTATCCCGATGTAATCCATAGGACAACAGCCGAATTACAGGAAGCCGTAAACTACACGGAAACGCACGATTCTGAGAAGCAGTTATTCCGTATCACCCGTAAATCCGTGTCTGCAATGTCACTGACGGATGATGAAGCGATTGGTGCCAAATACGCACATGCTGAATGGAAAGAATTTATTAACGGGAAGTTGGATACCGGCAACCGGGTAATTAACGATGACTGGTTATGGAAAGTCCGGCAACCGATAAATCCGGTTCTCGAAATATATCCTCCTTCGGTAGATACGGCTGCTCTTTATGAGCGCATGGACGAAAATCACAAGGGGACTGAATACGATCCCAAACTCTATGCGCCAGGCATGACGCTTGAACAGGGGAAGTATTATACGGAAATGGAAGACGGCGTAAGGAAGAAATATTACTGCTTTTATGGTACGATTAATCCGGTATATGCCCATTTGAAAGAATTGATTAACATAAATGTAAGATTGGTATGATAACTATTTTGACGATTATTTCAATGCTTGTTATTGCGGCCTACACGGCTGCCGTGTGTGTAAAGACTAAGGGTGTACCTTATTCCATAAGTGCTACCTATTACTATCTGGAGCATAAATTGTGGTTTATGGCAACGATGTGGCTGACTGCCGGTTTATTGATGCCTGCAATATTGGAGGTAAGTAAACCAAACACGGAATGGATTGCATTTCTGTCCTGTGCTGGCATGTTCTTTGTTGGTTCAGCTCCCAATTTCAAAGATGATTATGAGAGCAAGATACATTCTGCTGGAGCAATCATCTGTATTGTCGGATCACAACTTTGGGTGGCATTGAACCTCTGGCCAATGTTGTTAGTATGGCTTGCCTATGTAGGGTATACTGCATTAAGCATTGCCAAAGAAAAAGAGGGCACATTTTGGTATAAGTTCTACCAGAGCAAGCCGATGTTCTGGATTGAGATAGCTGCCTTATTATCCACTTATTTTACCGTGTTATTCAATATGTGATATTATGCAAAGATTAATTCCATATATACAAGATTTTACCGGCTGGGTACAGGCTGTTTCTATTGCGGTAATTGCTTCAATGTTAGATTTTTTCGCACCTATCGAGCATTTTCTTATAGTAATACCTGTAATGGCTACCATAGATATGTTCTGGGGGCTGGCAGCCGATGATTTGCGTTTTAGGAAAAGTAAATTTTTTAGGACGATAATCTATCTTCTGATTTACCTTTTGATCCTGCTTATTGCTTTTTGGATTGGTATAATGATGGAGCAGGATAAAGACAGTACAAAAGCCTTTGTCAGTTGGATAACGTGGGTAGTAGTGTATTGTTATGGTCTGAATATACTGAAAAACATGCACACGGTATATCCAGACAATAAAGTTATAGCCTTTTTGTATTGGGTTGGATCGGTTAAGTTTCTAAGTAAAGTAAATTATCTTGAAGAATATATGAAATCAGTAAAGAAAAAGGAGGATAGGAAATGAATATAACAGAGAATTTTACATTGGAAGAATTTATGCATAGCGATACTGCTATTGCAAAAGGAATAAAGAATGATCCGGGATCGCGTGAGAAACTGGCTATCACCAATCTGTGTGCAAAATTACTACAACCATTACGGGATGCTATCGGCAAGCCTATCTCCATTAATTCAGGCTACAGATGCCCAGAGTTGAATGCGGCAGTGGGGGGTGTCCCTACATCTCAACATCAAAAAGGGGAAGCAGCCGATTTGAGTATTGATGGAAAGGCCGGTGATTTATTGGAAGTATTGGAAGATTCCGGTTTGACGTTCGATCAGGCCATCCTATACCGTAAAAATAACTTCCTTCATGTTTCGCTAAAGCTAGAAGGAGAACAAAGAAAACAGATCATCATCAAGAAATGAAAGCCTGGTATGCCATATCTGTTTTAGCTCTTTGTTTTGCTTGTTTCTTTGCCGGAAGGTATTCGGTAGAAAAGCAAATAGAGGTAGTCAAAGAAACAGACACGATCAACAAACCTGTTCCCGAACCTTCTTACATTCTTGATGTAGAGGAAATCGAGCTACCTTACCCGATTTTCGTTTATCAGAAGGGTGACACGGTAAAGGTACTTGACACGATTTATATCCCGTTACCAATCCAGAGAAAGGTTTATGAGACAGATTTGTATAGGGCGGTAGTTAGCGGTTATAGACCCAATCTCGATTCGATGATAATTTATCATAAACGAGAGATTGTACACCAGAAAGACCGTCGCTGGGGATTAGGGGTAATAGGTGGATATGGAATAGGCAAGAATGGCTTTTCTCCGTATATAGGAGTAGGCCTATATTATAGAATTTGGTAAGTAGACTTTTGTTCATAGTCTCTTCCTATGGGGCTGGGAAGTAAAATAAAAGCCCCCAACGTATCACGTTTAACTGCTACATAAAACTGATACACAAGCATAGACACTCGCACGTTGGGGACTTAATATCTTCAACATGAATGTCTATGCTTTTGTTGCATTATGTGCGATAAGTTTTATGTAGCGAAGGCAAAGATATAACTAAAATTCAAACATTATGTGTAAATCTGAAATCTTTGCCAAAATATTAAGAATTGTCTCTAAAGAGACAGAAGTATCAGAAGACCTGATACTGTCAAAGTGTAAACGAAGTGATATTGTTGATTCACGCGGTATCATGGTTGTTATACTATCTGAATATAAATTCAGTGAATCTCAAATATCGTCATTTACCGGATTTACGCAGCAATCGATCAACAAGTTGAAAAATATCTACCCTGACAGAATACGCAGAAATTATCTGCTAAAGGTTATAGTTAGGAATATACGTGAGTCGCTTGATATGCCATTAAGGTGTTTGTAAATTAAGATAATATATTTGTTATGAAGAAACATTGCATAGTTTTTATAGGAGGCTAATACAGAAAAGATAAGGGAACAAGTAAAAAAATCAGACAGTTTAACAACAACTTTACAACAAGCCTACAACATTCTACCATTCAATACAATTACTGTTTTGTGACATTTGCGATGCGGTTGATATTGACCGTAACTAAGATTTAAAATACAATGGAAAAAACTTATGTATTTAATCAAGACGGGGCAGGTGGAGCGAGTAACGGCTTGCTTGCATCAATCCTTCCGTCTTTGCAGAACAGGGGTATTGACACAGGTTACCTCATGGGATTAATGAACGGTGGAGGCGGTAACGGTGGTTTCTTCGGGAACAACGGCGGTTTTCAGGACATTATTGCGTTGATTGTGATTGCTGCTATCTTTGGCAACGGCAACTTCGGTTTTGGAGGAAACAACAATCAGGGTGCCAATGAAGGAAGAGACATGATTATGCAAATGCTTAATCGCAACGGTGTGGACATCGCATCACTTGCCCAGGCGTTGAATTTATCTTCAGACCAAATCCTTGCTGGTATTAACTCTGTATCTCAGGCAATATGCGGTCTAGGCAATCAGATGGGACAGAATACCAACAGTATCATTACTGCAATTATGCAGGGCAATCAATCTATCTCTGCTCAATTAGCCGATTGTTGCTGCAAAACGCAGACTGCGATTGAACGACAGGGGTATGAAAGTCGCTTAGCGAGTTGCGAAAACATGAATACGCTTACACGTACAATGGAAGGGAATACTCGTTCTTTGTCGGACGCTTACCGTGAAGGATTCCAGGCTATTGTAGCCAAGATGGATGCCGCAGAGGCACGCCGTCAGCAGGAAGCCCTTGCTGCAAGGGATGCAAGAATTGCAGTTTTGGAGGGGGAAATCTCTCAGCGTAATCAGAATGCAACAATCTTGAGCAACTTCGGTCAGCAGATCGCGCCGTTGGTAGCCGGCTTGCAGGCATTGCAAAGTGATGTAGACGGTATCAAGTGCAAGATGCCTCCAACGGTATCCGTTCCTTATCCACAGTTGCAGGTGTATAACCCGGAAACCTATCGTGCAGCCGCTTTCGGTGCTTATGCCGGTGACGCGGCTTATGGACGCGGCGGTTACGGATGTGGTTGCAATAACTACTGGGGTTGATCCGGGTAAGAAAGGAGGTAATTATGTGGCCTAACTTTTTTACAGGATTTCCTTTTCCGTTCCCTTCACTTGGCAGGGCAAACTTTAACACCTTGCCAACGGTGGCTGTGACGGTAGGGACGGAGAACGTGACATTAGAGCTTCCGAACCATGCGTTTCGTAACCGGGATTATGTAGGCGGTTTCTATGTCAATATCCGTCAAGCTATCCCGGCTGGAACAACAGCAACACTGCCCATTCTGATAGGGACGAACGGGGACACGAGACCGTTGATGGCTTACGGCGATGTGCCTGTGCGAGTAGAGAACCTTGCCGGTCCGGGTATCTATGAGATCCATTACAACAAATACACGAACGAATTGTATCTTGTTAATGGTGGATATAGACCGACAACGACTCCGGCTCCTACAGCAGAAACGGCTTCTTTGCGAAGCAAGTAGTAATTAACATGGAGTTCTGTGGTTGTTGTAAAAATTGCAATAACCACACTCCTTTAAAATCAAACAATCATGTTTCAGAATCTTCGAGTAAATAATCAGTTGTATATTCTTCATAAGGAAGCCAAACATTTCATAGAGATTGGTTCTGTGGTAAGCGTTTCTGCACCCAAGCCTAAATATCCTATGCCCGCTCCCATGGGGCAGATACCTCAGATGGAGATGGTCGTAGATGTCGTGGCTAATATTAATGGTCAGAACACTACGTTTCAGAATCTTCCCTCCGGTAGTGATATAGCCGACTTTGGGCAAAACGGGAATCTTGTTGTCTCATGTTCCCGCGATGCGATGAATAATGAAATATCCATGATAAAACAAAAAAGATTGGATAGGGTTAACAGTCGGGACTATGACCTCAGCGTGATAGCATCCTGCGATGAGATGTTGACAATGATCAATCCTGAATTTGCAGAAAAGCAACGTCAAGAACAGGAAATCAACACCCTTAAGGCCCAGATGTCTGATATGAGCAAGAACATGTCTGAACTTATGGAGCTAAACAAGCAATTGATGCAACAGCTTGGAGTTAAGGAAACAACTAAAAAGTAATAATTATGGGATCAAATAGAAAACTAGAAGAGCTTTTCAGAGAGTTCGATGCTTATGAAGACGAAGACTTGATGGAAGCGATAGAAGAAGCCTATAAACTTGGTTGCAAGGAAGGCAAGAGAAAAGCAATGGAAGGCGGTATGGGATTCCGAGACGATGACGATGACGACGACGATGAATTCCGCGATATGTGGAGACGCGGTGGAGAAGGTTTCGGTGAAAGGCGCGGCGTGAGAGGAACCGGACGGTATGCCGGGGAATACCGCAGACGCAGACGTTAAATCAGAAGGGGACATTGTGCCCCTTCTTAAAAAAGTAAAGATATGAGGTTAGATATGTACGATGATTTTCCTTCGGGGATGAAAGCTTATTTAAGCGCATATGGCTGGCATTTTTCTAAGGCTATGTGTGATTGGGCTATTTCCATGATGGAAAAAGAAGATGGAACTGGCAAGAAAATAAAGGTACAGCCCTGGACAAAAGAGCAGATCGACGAAATGCTTAAAAAATATAACGTCGATGTAAAGAAGAAAGGCGGCTATGACTATGTGTATGTAGCCAATATGTGCAAGGCTGATTTTCTTGGTTCCTCCATTCCCCATGATCAATATGCTGCTTTATACGTGAAGAACGTTTGCGACGATCCGGATGCTTACGATGGTATTGTGTTTACTCGTTTCTACGCTGATTGCATCGGTTCTGGAACGCCTATTATTTGGGATGAAATGATGTAAATATGATAAGAAGAGGCCTATACATAAAGAAGTACGATTGGCAGGTGCATATATTTTATCGTGTCACCTGCTATTATACGGAAGAGATCATAGGTTTGTTGAAATCAATAGATTGTCCGAAAGACAAGGCAAGAGAGGCTTACAATAATTTGGTGTCATGCAAACTTGATACCGGTGTCACGTACTCCAATTACAAGCTACGGAAATCTGTAATGGTCATAAGCAAGACTTCGTCCCCGGAAGAGTTTTTAAACTCCCTAAAGCACGAATGCCGCCATTTGGAGGATCATATAGCTACGGCATTTAAAATGCCTATAGGAGGTGAAGAAGTGGCGTATTTGGCCGGTTATTTAGGTAGGATGTTGTACGAGGATGTGCAGTTGTTTATATGCGATTGCCGCAAACATAAACGGGAAAAGCTATGCGTAAAGCGAATAAAAAAGAAATAAGAAAATTAAAAAGGGAGTCAGCCAGACTCGAGATTGACCGCCTGGTTGACTCCCTTGACTTTGAGCCTGTCAACTTCAATGAGAAGGTGTGCCAGCTAAGGAGGCTGATGTGCCTGTTATGAGGCTATATCGGCAAGTAGACTATCAAGCAGATGTACTGTAATAGCCAAGTCAAGACTTGTTCAGGCATTAGTTTAGTCTCTTCTGCATAATGTGTCCGATATTTTTTTTGAGAAGTTACAAGTTATCCTTCATAAATTCAGGATTATCAAAAACATTCCCAATAATACACCCTTGGCATATCTCTGAATCTAATAAATCGTACGGATTAACTCCATCTAAGGATATGCACCATCCTGTATGTTCGTATAAGTCAATTACTTTCGTGAAATGAACTAAAATGGGGCGTTACAATTCCATTGGCAGAAGTAGTTATCACATACTCTTGCTATTTTAAAATACTGCGGAGACCGGCTAATAAAGATGTTCCACTTATTACATATAGTTATAATTCTACACTTTTTCATTATTCCCCCACCTATGGAATGGCATCTACTAATTGCTATTATCTTTCTCATAACCTATTTTAATTTTTCTTTTACACCTAATAAATAACCCGCACTGAAAACAAAGCCAATGCACACATATCACGAGCGAGTCTGCATCTTTAATCCTTTCTCGCTCCATGTACCACATTATTGCCGGAAGCAGAAAAAATACATCACTAATCTTACTGTAGCCGACAAAGCGTTTATCGTTGAAGTATAAATCACTCATAATTATTTAGTAATTTGTTACCACAAATCCTCTGAAGTTAACATACCACCTATAAGAGGCTGCTTTAATTGTCCTGTTTCTTTAACCAGCGCATAAGCTTCTTTTCTGGTTAAAAATCTATTCTTAGTAGTAAGAAATCCTTGTATCGCTTTACTGCTATCTGGCATTTTTAAAAGTGCTGCCTGTTGGAATATTCCGGGATGTCTCCACCCACATAGCACAATGCCAGTATCAATATTGTATGGCTGATACGAATAAGATTCTCCATCATCCACATGAATTGCTGCGCACATCACGTATTCTGTTTTCCCATCATTCATATGAGCTTCCAATCTCTTCTTGTCCATGACTCACATTTTTTTTAGTTTGTTTTTTGGGCACTCCAAACATTATAATCAGATTCAGTCAATTTAATAATATTCAAAATTATAATCTCAGCATTTTCACATTCAAGTGTAGATGCTATCTGCTCTATTGCTATCTGTCTGTTCAGGTAGCATCCATCCGTCACAAAAGTGGTTTACCCAGAACCATGTACTTTGCCATTGCCAAAATTGTATGACACTATGAAATATCTTTTTCCGCTCATATTTTTTTAAAGTTGAATTAACTATTTAATAAATCATATAGCTCTTTCGCTCTGGAATATGTGTCAAATCCTTTCACATTCCGCCATTTTCCGGAGAGAAAACCATTCTCATATACTTGTACCCAGTAAACTGTTATGGGGATACAGCCGTTATAAGCATCGCCTCGAATTATTCTGTATCGCTTCATGTCTATTTAATTATTATCTTCTTTCTTATTATTCCGTATCCAAACTATCTGAATATTCCTTTTAAGCCTCCATTAACAGCGCATATTTTGGCTTCATTTGATGGGTGTACGTATACATTGAGGGTTGTACTTATATCCGAATGTCCTAGAATTGTGGATACAGTTTTAACATCGACTTTATTTTCAATCAAGGTACTTGCAAAAGTATGTCGCAATCCATGAAATTTAATGCAATGATTTAACTTTACTTTTTCAAGAATAAAAATTCGATAATATGTACGTAAAGTTCGAGGTTCGATAAAATCCTCAGAGCAGGTGCAAACATAATAATCTGGCTTACATACGGCATAGAACTTTTTCACAATGGGTAAAATATTTTTAAGAATAGGTATGTGCCTATCTGATGAACTAGTTTTAGGAGCTCCTATCTCAACCACCGTCTTTTTCCTGTCGGTACCGATATTTCCAGGAAGATATATGCGCTCCATTGTTTTATTGACATGAATTGTATTGCCAACAATATCTATATCCCGCCACTGTAACGCACAAATTTCGCCAATCCTCATGCCTGTGCATATTGTTAATAAAATGCCTAAATTGCGAGGTGATGGATTATCCATAACATACTCAACAATTTTACGATATTCTTCTTGCGTGTAACGTTCTAATTTTGAAACGCCAACCTTATTATTGGTTGGCCAAATAACCTTCCAAGCTGTATCGGGAACATTGATGTCCAATTCGTCACCAGCGTAGCGAATAAGCATCTTTATGACTATAAGGATATCTGAGCAGTATTTCTTTGACTTAGTGCCTGAATCAAGAAGTTCATAAAGAAATGTTGTAACAACCTTCTTATTCATGGTCTCCACATCTGTAGATCCAAATCTAGGAGCCAGTATCTTTATATATATGAGCTGATAACAGCTTAGTGTTGATTCCTTAACTTGTCTTCTCTTGACAGACAACCATTTATTATATACATCATTTAATTTCATAATTCTTGTACTATTTTGGCATTAGTATCTGCTTTTATTATTTCCGAAAAGGAAAGTGTATCATCTTTGCGATTAAGAAGGATATACTTCTGCTTAACTTCTTTTGTTAATACATCCCCGTGATAAACATACCCCATAATTCCTCTAATCGATAAGTTTAAAAGAAGTATAGGAATTGATCTATCAGATAATTCCCAACATGATACAATATTCTGAGATGGGAAATGTTCCCAGGGTAATAATTTCGTACAACGTTGCCACCAATCCGCAATGATCATAGATCCATTTCCGGCAGTAGGTTCATGTATACTTCCGGTTTGAGATGTTAGTAATGAACATAATACTCCCAGAGAATTTGGTGTGAAGTCCTGTTTTTTTTGCTTTCTTTCAGATAAATCACTTTCGTAAACTTCTTGAAACCAGTCATAAGACAAATCGTTATCGTTCAGTCTAATCAACTCTCGGTATATTTTATTCCTATCTTCTAAATCCATATCTAAAATTTTAGTAACGGCATTAGGCAAATCCATCAGGTCATTTATTAAAAACACCTTAAATAAGTCGTCCTTATTCATATCGTTTATCGAGCTTGTTAAGAAATGTTTTATTATATTTTATTCTTGCGGAAAGCATTTTCTTAGAGGTTCCTAGTATATATCCTATTATAGATTGCGGAAAGACGCCATTTTCCACATTATCAATTGTTGCCATAATCGCGCTTATTGCTAATTCGTACGCTTCTTCATTCGATACCTCCAAATGAAACTTGCAATAATTTTCTATATCTTTAATGTAATTCATAATAAATAAAGGACGTTCCTTTTTTTTCAGGCAATCAATTAGTTTTTCATACTCATTAACATCAAACGGATATCTACACTTTACACTCCCTCTTTTGTGCTTTTTATAAAAATCATACCTCTCCATCCCATCTCCGTTTTTATTGACAATAATATATTTAGGTATATGCAACGGGTTAATATTGTTTTTGGCCGCATAGATTAGGCGTTCACGTCTAAAACCGTGCCTAAGGCCATCATCCATTAATACAGATATATTAGTACAACGGTTTTCCTTATTTGTTTTTGAGTTGATTATTTTTAAATCAGGAGTGACAATATAAGTTGTTCCTGGTATAGTCATAAATTCGTTCATATTCATATTCTTTTTAATTTTTATCTTCTTTCTTGATCTTAATCTTATCAATCATCCTTTGATATTTAGCGGCCACATAGTCACAGTGTATTGCCAAATTCCTGTCGCGCTCCTTTTCGAGGCGCTTTATTTCTTCTTCTATCCAATCTTTCATATTTCATCTTTTTTTGTCATTTTTCGCATGATTCAAACGCTTTTTCAAATACTTCCGCCCTAAGCATATTGTTTGCTATGGCCTGAAAAGCGTTTGCAATTTCTGGCAACTCATTCAAATTTACATGTATCTCTTTGGGGGTAAGTACCTCTGTAAGCTCCCTTGCAAAGTGCAGCATCTTATCCATGGTGAGATACCGAAGGGGATTGTAAGCCAGTGGGGCATATTTGCTTATGGCGGTAAAGAAATCCCGGATGGTAATTTGGGATGTCTGGCATAACATGTCCACCGTAGAGCAAATGGAAAGGGCTTTGTTCAAATCTTCATGGCATCCGGCATTATGCAATGCCTGGCTGACGGTAAATCCATAGCGATCTATATGAGGCTTGATATCGTCCTCCATGCTCTGCGTAATGAGGGCCATGGCTTCCGCGTTTACACCTGCGGTTCTGCATATTTGCCTATTGTATGCGGCCATTTGGCGGTCCATGCTGTTGATCAGCATTTTGACCTTTTGGCGATAAAGTCCGCATCCCTTGATGTGATCGGAAAGCTGCATTTCGAAATTATACACTTGGTCGTTGACGAATAGGACGATATATGTCAGACTCGTAACAAGACCGCCGGTATCCTTGTCTATTTCGTCCCAACTGTTATATTGTTTCATGGCAGTAGCTTCGCTTCTGTGCATCTTATCCATCTGTAGCCGGAAAACGAGATGCTGTTCGTCCTCCGGTCTATGTCCGCAATAACTCTTACTTTTCCCTTGTACAAGACTTTTGATCCGATCTTGCATTGGGTCCTGAATACATTGATTTTCATAATTCTATTACCTTCGACTATCCCCTGTTACGGGAATGATGTTAAACATTTCCTTCCTCCTGTCACGGATAAAATCGCCATACAAGCGTTCTATTTCATCCCCGTCAGCATTGGTTGTGACAAAAGTTTTTAATCCAGTAGTCTGCCAATAGCTGTATCGGATGTGCAGGATATGCTGCATGACGTTCAGTTCCGTGCCATAATACTTGGTCGGAATCGGCTCTCTGCCAAGTTCGTCAAAACACATTGGCACTGGTCCGGATGATGACCATCCTGCGTTATCCAGATACCGGCTAAGATCACCTGTTAGCGAGTAATCCGTTGTCACTTGGCTGCATATATAGACCCTGAACCCCATCCTAAGGCTCTTGAAATATTGGCTGAACACTTGCATCAATGTGCTTTTGCCTGTACCTACAGGGCCTTCCAGCCAGATGCCCTTTCTCCTATCAAGCCGCCCTTCCTGGAGGTGGAAGTACAGGAACAGGTCGTTTACTAAGTCCCTGTTGCGCTCATCTATGCGGAATGTTCCCTTTGTCACCTGCTCGGCTACATGCAGGAACCACCGTTTGTACGGATCGAGATCGATCTTAAGGCTCCCCGTAGCGTTTTGGACCGGCGGATGTATGATTCCTCCTATTCCCTGCATTTTTTCTTAGGTTTTCAAGTTTGATACTTAGCCATGATGCGAAATGGCTTTCCGCATCTTCCGGCGATTTCATTCTCACGTTCCGGCATGACAGCTCACGGAAAAACTCTTCCAGATAGGCGTGAATCTCGTTCATGCCGATATATTGCTGCCTGTGGATTATTTCAAGCCATGCGGAATCAGCGCATACGAACGCTTTGCACTCATCCAGTGGTTTGTCCACTTTTTCAGGGTGAAATCCCGGATGGTCCGGGTGGGAGAAAGAGCCGGAAGGCTCGCTTTTCTTTTCTCTCTCGATAGAGAGAGTTTCTTTTACTTTACTATTCTTTACTTTACGGCAATCTTCCTGAGTTTTTCGATATTCTTCCAGTATTTTTCGCGATTCTTCCGGAATAATGTCGTATTCTTCCGGAATTATTATGCCTTTCCGCTTCGCCCGGATACACATATCAATGTATCTCGATTGAATGGATGGTGAAGTAAGTACACTCCCATTAGAGAGCAGTTCCTTGCTGAAAAGACCCACAGCACAACAGTAGCGTACTATCTCATTCACCTTTGTTTCCTTCAATCCCCAGTATTCGGCTACATCAAAGGCAGTACTTTCGTCCCACACGAGGACACAGCCTCTTACCCGGTAGATCTCATTGAGTATATATTCGTAAACGGCAAAACCATCACATCCGCAATCTTTTTTCAATCGCTTTATCCGGATGTCCTGGAACCTGTCGGAATCCATAGAATAGAAAGATAATCCTGTTTTCGCTTTAGCCATATCTTGATTTATCCATTGTTATCCAGTTTGTTGTTAATGATATAAAGATACTCATTAATATAGTTAGTTTATGGTTTAAATAATTGTGAATTAAATGTTTAAACTTTAGTTATCTATTCATGATCAATACCCAGTCTTATTTAATCTAAGCGATTCCTTCTCGTAACTAAGCAGGCTTCGAAGCGAATCCAGTTGATGCGTGCAAGAAGCATTGAGTCTATCCAGTCGGTCGACCAGATAGCATTCGTCTTCCGCGATACTGTCCAGCAAGGCATTCTGCACTTTGGCCGACAGGCAATTTTCTTTCGCTATCCGGATGATCATGTTCTGTATCTCGTCAGACTTTTTCTTCCGGAGTATTTTTTTTGCCTCTGCGAGCATTTCGCCGGTACGCATCATGTAGACCATGATGACGGATATGCGCTCTTGTATTTCCGCCGGATTGTTCGAACAGGTGGTGTTTAGATAATCGCTTATTTCTTTTATCTCTTTCTCCATCGTCATACGTTGTTTAAGTACTCATTCATAACTTTCATAAATTCGCCGATCGAACGGACAACGACATATTTGGCGCCGATCCGACCAAACTCAGCTTCGTATTCCTTCTGGTGTACGGATTGCCTGTTTTTGCCGGCCTTCAACTCGATCCCCATAAACGGGTGTTCTTTATTTGGATATAGCAAAATGAGGTCCGGGACCCCGGCTCTGACACCCATTTGTTTAAACTTCGCCGCCTCGACTGCATTGCGATAGCCTCCGTTAGGAACGTGTATCAGCAAGTGTCTGAGGTTCGCATATTGCAAATCGAACCATCTGACTATTGACTTTTGTAATTGATCTTCTATATGTCTCATTCGTAATCGTAATTATCGTATTCATCCGGTTCATAGTCCGGTATGTCGTATCCAAAATCCATCGAGCTGTTTCCTTTCTCATCCTTCACCAGAAGGTGTTACAACCGTGTCACGTCCGGTCTTGTCTACGATGATCTTCTTTCCCGATACGGTGATTTCCGTCTTACACCCTTCAGGTAGGGACTGGAAGAATTTGCGAACGGATGGATTGTTGGCGTCGGCTGTTTTATCCGTATCTTTGTCATCTTCGGCATCATACGGGAATATATCCATGAGTGCGGTTTCGGTGACAGAAGCAATTTCGTAATCGGCCAAAGTGCCCTTCATTCCTTTTTCCAGCACTTCGATAGCTTCTTTCAAATTGGAGGCTTGTGTCAGCATCTGTGCAGCTGTTTTCTTTTCAGCTCCGCTTTTCTCATCAAGCGTAATGAAGTAGACTTTGATCTTATAGAAGCGGTCGCCATTCTCATTGAAGAATATCTCGGACAACTTTGCCCGTTTGATGTCTTTTATCACAAACTCACCGCTGATAAAAGGGGTTAATTCTTCGATGATACGAGCCTCTGCTTCTGTAAACGACAAGGCATCGACCAAATAGGGCTCCGTCACTTTCTTTTGCTTTCCGTCCTCCATTATCTTTTCATAGGAGACTTTACATTCAAACCAATTGTGCATCATATTCTATTTCTTTTAATTCGTTCAACTTATTTGCGGGACGGAGCGGAATCGAACCGCTCTGACGCATGGCTTATGTGATCACTTCCTTTCGTCCCAAAACTCCCCTCTGCATATCCTCACGGACGGCAAGGGGAAACTAACCTAAACTAATACCATGCAAAACACACTATTGACTATCCCCAGACTTTCCAGTCTGGGATGTATTCGTAATCATTCATTTCAAGCTCCTTTCTAATTTACGGGCCATCTTCCTGCATCTGCGGGCTACATCCAGATCGACCGGCTTAGAGCAGTTGGCGTCTATTAGTACTTGCGATCGATTGAGCAGACCTATGATTGTTTTAATATCTGTTTTACTTATCCTGTCTTCATCCTCAAGTCATGGAACCTCTATCTTGTCGAAGTCAATGCCGTGTTCGTTCATGAAGTTGCCGAGAGCGATAATATTTTCACGGGTTGTTGTGACCTTGAAGGCACGAGTTAGAAGTTCCGGCTGTGCCGGCACAGGCTGTTCTTTAGGCTGATCCATAAAAGAAGGTTGCCCATTCATCCTTTGATTAGCCGTATTAAAAGGATTGGGTTGGCTAACTTTGGGTTGTTCTGCTTCTACTTTCTTACGTGCTTCTTCCTGTTCTTTTCGTTCCTGTTCAGCTTTGATACGTGCTTCTTCTGCTGCTTGGGCACGTTCGCGTTGTTCCTTCAGACGATTAGCATACTGGATGGTATTGCCAATGTTCATCGTGTCCATATAGTATGTGCGAAGTACGTCAAAATCATCACCGCCAAAGCCTTTAAGCGTTTCAAGATCTTCGTCAACCTTAGCGAAAACCGTTTCAATGTCTGCTTGTACCGCTTTCATGCTTGTGGACTTGTTAAGCCATTCCTGCTTGAAGATTTTCCGAAAGTCGATCAGAGTCGTATTTCCATCGTCGAAGTAGGAACGGATAACGGCAAGTTTCTTGTCTTTATACTGCTGTTCGTTCTGCTTGACTACCGTGTCAATCTTGGCAGAGCATTCGCCAATCAATTTTACGGTTTCAGCCACAACTTCCTTGAACTCCCCGAAAGGTTTCATAAATTCCTTTTCGATTTCAAGACGTTTTGAGTTGAGAAGTTTGGCCGCCTTGTTGAGAGCAGCTTTATCTCTCTTCGCCTGGTCGATATTGTCATCGTTATAGTTTGATATATCGTACATGGGAAGAGTTGATTTTACCATGTCTCTGATTTGGATCGCATTAGTAGTAAGGCTACCTAATGTTTTTTCACTAACGACCAGTTCAAGGTCGCTTTCTTTTATTGTTATTAACTGCTGTGTTTTCATATTGGGTTTAATTAATTATTTTATCTATCAAATCGTTAGCAAGGCGTATACGCCTATCCATTTCCGCGAATATTTTTTCATCCGGCAGGATACGGACGATGTGTATCGGATCGGATTGGTATGGATTATAGGCAATGAAATATACCTCTTTCGCCCCTGTACACATCATGTGTGCCATGCACTGGTAGAAGTATTCATATTTTACGCTTAATAGGGATGCGTTGTCATAAATCTCGTTCTTGTAGCGCATGAATGTTGCCTGGTTGGGACATTTTATTTCCAGACAGGACTTTATGCCGGTGTTCTCGTCGTAGTAAAAACCGTCTGGACTGCTGGCAAAATGTGGAATGGTAGGATGTTTGCACGAACCGACCTCCACAATATGCAGACCGGATATTTCGGCATACAGGTTGCGAGCATCCGCCTCTTGTTCGTTGCCCCATCGTATCGCCTTGCTGGTCACTTCCGTTTGCTTGAGATATTCGGCAAACTGGCTATCGTCATTAACGATAGCCGGATTCATTGCCCTTTCTGATGCTATTTGATATATGTAGCTTTTCCCTGTTTCAGAAAAGATGTCCGTGCGCCCGCTTTTCATTAGTAAGCCGACATTGCTGCCTGTGATATTCCCATGACGGGCGCGGAACCAAGCTATCGTATGCTGTGCTGCATTATCAATCATAACAGGGTTTTTTGTGAGGGTTGTTTACTATCCGTCTCTGCTTTTTCAACCGGGTATGGTTGCTGTTCTTCCATTTTTTTTTGGACGGCTGCTTCGCTTGCCAGATCGGCCAGCTTGTTTTTTGGCTTGATTTCTTCATATTCGACATCCTGTATGTCGTCAGCTTCTTCTTTAGTCAAGAATCCCATGCTGATTTCAGGACAGTACATACGTTGCCAGAATGCAGCAGCACGATAAGTAAGCATAAGGCTTGGCATTGTAACCCACTTGCTACCGGTTTTTGTATACCATCCTTCCTTAATTGCCGTTTCAATCGTTATAGGATCGGATTCAAGTGTCTCCCCTGTAGAAAGTTCAGTTGCGTAGGCAATACATTCAATGTTGTCAACATCTGTACCGTCAAACTCTTTTACCACTATGGTATTACGCTTAGCAACATTATCCCAAACCGTTTCGTTATATTTGATCTTTCCGACCTTACCGAGACTTCGTTTTCGGTATCGTAGGGATGAATATTTACCACTCATGTTGATGGTAGCAATAAGGAATTTGCTCGACCATGAGGGGTTGCCCTTGACAATGTAAAGGTTTTGCATGACCATCAGCGAATTCACGCCCATACGTGTTGCCATATCAATCGCAATCACACAGTTGCCAACATTGCCTTTATAGGTTTCTGGTACGATTGTGCTTTCCGTGTACATCTTTGCCATGCGTTGCATGACCTCGAACTGTTTCACTATCTGTCCGACCGGAGTAAGTGCAAATTCGGCAGCTTGTTTTGCCTGGGTAATCTGCAGTTCTGTTGTTTGATTTTCTTGTCCCATGTCTTTTATTATTTAAAGTGTTTGTGGATGCTAGGGAATCGAACCCCTTTCTTCCCCGGTCGGGGACGCTTTACCATTAAGCTATGCGCCCTGTTGCCTGCCTCCTGGCGGTAATTGTTCCCGGATAACCTATCAAAGTACACCGGGATGTTGTTTGAAATAATAAATAGAAACAAAATAACCGGTCTCTCACCGGACACTGTCCTTTAACAGCGGAGTTGATTAATTAAACATTGATTATTAATACTCACCCTACCGTGCTCCTGCCTACCGGACCATTGCAAATGTCAAGGTCTACCACTTTCAAGATTTGCGGTTGCCGATCTGAGGCGAGGTTTACACCTCGGATGCTTATTCCTTTCGTGATTTGAGCTATTCCGACTCAGTTCTATTTAAAATTTCATCTTTTCCAATGCTTCTATCTGTTTTTTCAAAGAAGCGATCTTTTTTAATCTCATCTTCTCGGCTCTTTCCATAGCTTGTTCTCTTGTCCTAAAAGCTTCTTTACCTAAAGAATAACTTGAAAATTCCCCTTTCACGTATGCTATTTCATATTCATATCCATAATCGCGTATTTCCGCTTCTTTTTCCAATATGCCTTTTGTTAAGGCATATTTAGTTATAAAAACTTTTTCCATACTTTTTATTGTTAATCAATACTTCTTTCCGTGCATTACAGGTCTGAGTGTGTTGTATTTTATCTTCTGGTCAATATGCCAAAGAAGATCAATACCCAATATATCAGCATGTAAGAATATTGTCACTATAGATGATCTGACAACATCTTCAATACTTTCTCTGCTTGTTAAAAGAGAACATAGGCAGAATATTCTTTCAGTGAAGCTCATCTCTTCAATCTGAGATTTCCAACTGATAAATTCAGGGGTAATATTGAATTTATCGAATGGCGGTCCTTGTAATTCGGATAAATCAATCTTGCGAAGTCCCGCGAGATCAAGTAAACATATGGTCACATCGGAAAGTTCCTCTTCAACACTTCCTTTAATATCGGCTCTGTAAGCTTTCAGAAACCAATCGTCCCGAACAATGCCTTGATAGGCATTTTTTATGCAGGTTTCGAAGCCTATCATATTGGCTCTGCTATCATTTCTATCTGCTTCAACCGCTTCCATCAGTTCGCTGATAACAAGACAAAGGAGATGCTCATTGCTCCAGTCGGCATCGTGAAAACCATGATCTCGTGCAATTTTGTATGCCCGGTCGCGGAGTTCGTTTAAATTAATTGTACTCATATTGGTGATTACCTGTTTAATGTTGATACTCCCCCATTCCCTCTGATTCTGTTTTTCTT